CGGCAATACCTTTTATAAATTTGGCGATCGCATTTGCTCCCGCAGTTACAATCTTGGTCGCGTTATTGGCAATGCCTCGGATAATAGCGGTAACGATACTCGCAGCTGCAGTAATAACTTTCCCTATGTTGTTGGCAATTCCTCTGAGAAATGCGGTTATAATGCTAAGTCCTGCTGAAACCGCCTTGGAGACGTTTTTAACAATTCCTCCGATAAACGCTGTCAACAGATTAAGACCTGCCGTTGCGATTCTACCAACATTCTTGGCCAAAGAATTCAAAAGAGTTGCAATAATAAGAGTAACCAATTTGACAATTTCAGGCAAATTCTTGTTGATGCCTTGTAAGAGTGCTATGATAAGATCAAATCCCGCTTGAATAATCTTGTCCTGATTCTCGGCAAGAAGTCTAAGCATCATGTCCAGCAAGACCTGCACTGCTTCCGCTATCTTTGGCGAGAGCTTGATAAATGCATCGAGAACACTGGAAAGAATCTTGACGAGAGCATCCACAAATTGTGGTGCCGCTTTCGCAAACTCGGTTACGATCTGTAATACGCCCGTAATTATCAGTTTGGCATTCTCAATGATTCCTTCTTGGAACTGAATAAATGCCTGAAGAAGAACTCCGATCGCAATTGGCCCCGATACTGCGATAGCACTAAGACCGATTCCAATTAGAGCAATACCGGCCCCGGCCAAGGCTAGACCCGCTCCAATTAGGACTAGAGCGGCGCCAAACCCGATCATTGCCGGTACAGCGGGTTGAAGAACTAGCGCGGCGACGCCGATCAGGCCAAGAGCAGCAGCTAGTGAGATCAATCCTTTGAGTATGTTCGACCACTTCTGCTTTCCCAGAGCTATCAAAGCCGGAGTAAGAAGAGCCAATCCCGCAGAAACGATTCCCAAAGCAATTGCGCCACCCACAGCTCCCTGCATAATATGCAAGGCACCTGCTAGAATTATCAAAGCTCCAGCAAGAGTACCTAGACCCTTTGCGATTTGTTCAATAGAAAGATTACCCATATTTGCAACCGCTCGAGCAATCCCCTGAAGAGCAAGTGAAATCAACACAAGTGCAGCTGCCTGAAGAACCATTCCCTTGGGCATGAGCTTCATTGCAACGCCAATAATGATTAGACTCCCGGCGATAGCCCCAAGACCCTTACCGATTGTCTGCAAATCCATACTACCCATTTGTCGAATGGCAAGGGCTATGATGTTCAAGCCAACGCCGACTGCAATCAAGCCGGTCCCGGTCAAAAGCAGGTTTCTTGGCATTATCTTCATCGCACCCGCTATGATCACAAGCGAAGTTGCAACGCCGCCCAAACCCTTGGTCAGATCGCCCCAACTCATCGTTGCAAAGATCTTGACCGCAATAGCTAAAAGATTCAGTGCAACAGCCAGCGCGGTAATTCCAACACCGGCTCTGATCATTCCGACTGAATTTGCGCCTAGCGGTCCTGATGCCACAACGAGAGCTCCAAGAAGAACTACGATCGAGCCGAGACCCTTTGCCAACTCTTCCCAGCTGAGGAAACTCAGAGCTACTACAGCTCCGGTAAGCAGGAGAAGAGCGCCAGCCAACAAAATCATAGATGCGGTGACAACCGGAAGCTTGATGAAGCCCTTCATTGTGGTAAGCTTTTCGATCGCAACCATGGCGCCGACCAGTTGACCCAAAGCGATGGTCATTGCTGCCATAGCGCTATTGAGTTTCTTAGGATCGACAAGCGACAAAGCAAGAATTGAAACGGCCAGAAGCGCTACGGCAAGAGCTATTTCTTTAAGGGTTTTTGCTTTGAGATTCGTTTGATAGGCTTGAAGTGTGCCGCCTAAAGATTGAAATACACCCGTAAGCGCACCAAGTGAACCCCCAAGACCTGAGGCTCCCGACAATCCTTGTATAAGTTGTGTTATAAACGAACCCTTACCGAGAAATTGTCTGAACATCAAGACAAGTCCAGCGAACAGACCAGTACGAATAACCGCAAGCAATGCTTCGAAATTCATGTTTGAAATCGCCTGGGAAATGGCAGGCCCAAGACTTCCAAGGAACTGTACATACGCCTCGTATACCGGTCGGAGAATCGTTCCTACCTCACCGATAGTATCGAGGAATGATTCCAAAGCGTTGGTAAGTGACTCCGTAGCCTTCTGGAAAGGAGTCATCGCTTCGGTCATACCATCTACTTGGTCAGAAATTCCCCCGGAGTCAAATCCGAACAGCTCTTGAATTGCCTGCGCAAATTCTTTCAAGATCTCAATTGGCCTGGCGATAGCAGCGCCGATTTCTTCGAAGAATTTATTAAGTTTTTGACCTTTCTTCAAAGCTTGATCGACTGAATATAGCCAATCGCCAATTCGAGCGGTGATCGCTAAGAAACCTCCGCCTGCGCCGTCAAGAGCACCGAAAAGCGATCCGAATACAGTAAATATACCGCCAAGTATTTGCTTACCGATACTCAGAAGCGCAAAGAATCCGCGGAAAGTACGTCTCAAATTCTCAACTGTTTCCGGACTCGGCTTGAGTGCTTCGGCAAATGCTTTGAATCCCAAAGTCAGATTGTAAAGATCTTTTCCTGTCGTTGCTGGGAAAATATCTCGAAATGCTTGCTTGATCGGTCTGACAATATCGCCCAAAGCCTGAAAAGACGTCTTAATAGCATCGATCAGGACTTTGCGTCCACCAAGAGCTTTCCAGTCACCCAATACCTTGTTACGCGCTTCGGCATTTGCGTTGATAAAGCCGTTGATCGTATTGGAAAGATCGGTGAAAGTTTTCTTGGCTTCACCGAAATCGCCCAATATGATCTGCCAGGTTTCAGCCCATCCCGATTCTGCAGTTTCCTTTGCCACGGACAACACTTGTGTCAAACTCTTGACTTCTGTTGCCGCGTGCAAGGCGGTTTTAGCCGTTTGTTGAATTGACTTGATTTGCGCTTCGTTAAAACCTATTGCTGCTAATTCAGCTTTAGACAAGTCGCCCGTAAACTGCTTAAGAGTGGTGGTCAGAACTTTAGAACTCAACCAAGAAGTCTTACCCGGGCCTGCTTGCATCGATTGCCGGAAAGATTCTCCGTTGATCGATACATTCTTCATCGGGCCGACAAGCTTAAGGCTATTTTCTTTCAGAGTGCCCATTGCGACAGCAGTCTGAGCCAAAGCACGCTGGAATACGGTGCCGCCCATACCAGCATTGACCACAGAGTTCCAGTCTTGCAGACCGACTCGACCAGCCGAGATCGCCTGTGAAAGCTGATACATTGCTGTTGCAGCTTGTTCCGAATTGGACCCAGACAAAGCAGCCAAGTTGGCAATACCCTTGATAGCGCTCGTCGCCGTCTTGATGTCGACACCAGCTGCCGTAAAGGTACCAATATTCCTGGCCATCTGGCCGAAATTATAGATGGTCTTGTCCGAGAATTCGTTCAGCTCTTTAAGCGTCGCATTGACTTGCTTTAGAGTCGTACCCGCGGCCTGGGTATTGGCGAGAATAGTCTGAACTGAATTCAGCTTAAGTTCGTATTCTCTAAGACCACCGAGAACGGGATCAATAGTGAATGCTTTGACAAATTTGGCCCCGGCAGCAACGGCATGATTGGCTATGTTTGTTAGAACACCAATCCCTACCAGCCTCAACGCAGCAAGCTTGCCTTTGAGGGATTCGATGGCCCTACCGATAAAACCAAGATCAACTTTCTTGGCAGACTTACTGATATCCTCCAAGCCTTTTCCTGCTTCGGGAAATTTGAGTGCAGATTTTAGCTTCTCGAGGGCAGTGAGGGCTTTATTAACGCCAGATTCGAACTTACTAGACTCGAAACTCATCGCAACGACTTTGTCATCAATAGTTGCCACTAGATCCTGGTCACCTCCCTCCAAGCCTCGTTCGCTATCCGCTCAAATAAAGGTCGCATAGCTGGCATGATGTAATCTTGACCTTGTACGTAGCCACCATTTCTAGTACCATGGCCGTATTGGATCAAGACTGCGATCGGTATTCCATTTCTTTCATTTCTGTTGTGCCAACGAATCGAGTAATATCCCGGTCGCTGGACAATTGAGTAATACCAAGATTCCGCGGTTAAGCCGGAGTCTCTAGGTGTAGCGTTGGAAAGCGCCACTACCCCTTGATGGCCGTATTTGTTCAAAACCGCAAGTAGATCTTTGGTCTTTAATTTTCTCAAATATGTTTCCGTATTATTGAAAGAACCTTTCTCTGTAAAGGTAATCATATGACATCATTCCGCGGTAAGACGAAGAATTACAGCACCCAGGTCACCAGCAAGACGTTCCCCTCGAGATTGACCATAAATAGAAGGCAATCCGTTTAGGGGAGAAGCTTTAGCCCCACTTGCACCTCCAGGTACAACGTTCTGGGCTCCGCTGTTTGGATCAATCCCTGGACTATCTCCTGGCCCATAAACGGACGTGT